ATATAAGTCTTAAAAAAATAAAGCTAAGATTGGACTAAATATAGAAAAATCGCTTAAAATTATATCAATAAACTATGAAAAAGATAGAAGCATATATAGTTATTATTAAAAAAGAATATATGAGAAAAGGAAATGAGTTTTGGAATCATAAAGAAGCACAAGAGGTTTACAGAACTTACAAAATGGCAAAACAACGCTGTGGAAGTTTATGTAAAATCGCTAAAATAGAAATAAATAACTATGAAATCTAAACCTATACAAAAACAAGAACAAACCAAGAAGCAATCTATACAAAATTGGGAAAAAATTAAAAAGTATTTATTAGAAGCTCACAAAGAGTATAAATCAAGAAATGGCTTACCTTATTGTAAAAATTGTGGAATAGACCACGAACAATTAGTTCAAGATATTGAAAATATTTTAAAAGCCCAAGAAAAAAGAAACAAAAAACTAATAAAGACAATGACAAAATTGTTTGAAAACAAGACAGATGAATTATTAAAAACCCAAAAAGAAGGGTTTATTAAAATGGTTAAAGAGATAGAAACAGATGCTTTAGGTGTTGGGCTCACAAAACAAGGAAGGCAAATTATAGATAGATTATTAAAAGAATTAAAACAATGTTAGTAGAATTATTCGCAATCATTTTAACAATATTAGCAATCCTATCTATGATTTTTCGCCTATCAGATTGGTGGTTTTATCTTTTAATGGTAGGTATATTCTGCACATTTACTTCTTATATACTGATTTTAATTGGTTATAAGATTACTGGAAAAATTAAAAAAGATTACTTTGAGAAATAACAAAAGCCACTCTTAACAAGTGGCTAAAAACTTTCAAATGTTTTTTATTCCTTGACAAATCTGTCCTTTTATATTATGACGATAGAAACTATAAACTATTACACTTGATTTGTCAATAAATCCCCTGCATAACTCCCATTTGATATAAAACCGCTAAAACAAATCCTAATAAAGCTCCTATTAAACCTAAACTAATATATCTATATAACGGCTCAAACTTATTGGGCTTTTTATATTTATGGGGTTGTCTATATTTATTTATCATATTCTTTTAGGCGTTTTTTAGCGATTTTCCTTTTAAGAATTACAAAATAATTTCTAGTAGTAGGACAAACTCCTACAACTTCCCAACCATCTTTTCCATAACTACTTAAAAGGTTTTCTTCAACTGAATATAGTACCTTGTATTCATATTTATTCATATTATTTCTCGCTTAATTATTTAACCGACCTTTTAAACCCTCAATTTTACCCTCAATATAAGATTATATCCTGTTTGCCGATATTACACTCTTTACAAGCAATTATTAGATTATTTAAGGTTAATCTACCACCTTTGCTTTTAGGATATTTATGGTCTACTTGTAATTCAACTTTTGGGGCTTTTCTACCACAATACTGACAAGTGAAATCATCTCTTTTAAGCACTTTAAATCTTAACCCCCAAGTTCCGTGATAACTATACATTATAAATTGATTTTTCAAATAGCATTTTTTACTACAATATCTTTGATTACCAGTTATGGCTACATATTTATTATCACAGATTAAGCATTTTCTATTCTTATTCCACTTCCTTTTCTTATAGGCATATTTTTGAGGATTTTTAATCCTCTGTTTTCGTTGCCACTCTCTCTGATATTTGTTATGTTTTTCTCTTTGTTCTTTGTTCATATAAAGCCCTCTCTAACCAGCGAGGTATGAGAGGGCATAAAATAAAACCTCGCTGGATACTATAATTATAGCAGTTTGAAAGGGCTTGTCAAGAATATGTAGACCTCAATTTAGCAAGTAATTAAGGGCTACAATTATCGGCAAAGTTATATTAAGGGCAATATGAGTTTTTAATTGTATCTTTTAATAACCACTTCTTCTACGCTAAAATCTTTTGCCAGTTCTGTCATTTCTAACTCCAATCTTCTTTCTTCGTTATGTTCTTTAAGCCATTTTTTAAAATTGTTAGTAGTTATTTCGTAGTGGTAGTCGCCATCAGCTCTGTAAAATATATTGTATAATTTTTCCATTTTAATGTGCTTTCTTGCTTAAAGCGGTTAGGTTAATTTTCGCCTATTATTCTTATAAGATTAAGGAACAGAGAAGTATTGTTATTAAGTTTATAAGCTTATTTCCCTACCTCTCTGCCCTTGCTTATCTTAATCAGCTTTAGCCACTTGCCTATTATTAGGGTAATAAGCAAGTGATAAAATGGACTAATTTTCTTCGTCTAATAATTCGTCCACATCTTCACTTTCCCAATCGCCTTGTAAACAAGCCGTAGCCCCACAAATCTTGCAAGTCATTTCAACCTCCATACTATCATAATCTTCGGTTATACAATCAAAACCTTTGATTTTTCCTTTAGAATCTGTCCAAATATGATAACCACTTTTTTTACAAACCTTTGCTTTGTTTTCCATATTATATTTTAATGAGCTATCCCCTAAAATAGCGTTATATTATTATCAGCTTAATGAGACACTTAATCTTATTGGAGTAAATTAAGTGTCATATAAGATGACTATTCTTCTTCTTTTTCAATAAACTTAACTTCTATGTATGGTCTCTCTATCTGTCTTGCCTTTTGTCTTGCTTCATAAACCGCTTCATCTTCATCTTCAGCCTTAATGTTTGGAAGTGTAATAATTACGTCATAAATGTTCATATTATATTTTAATGTGCTGTCTCCAACCAGCTATTATTTAATAATCCGTTTATCATATCGCTCAATCTATTAGGGTAGATTAAGAGATATGGAAATGGACTAATCTTCGGTATGTTCTTTAGCCACCTCTTCAATCCAGCTATCAATCTTTTTCATATCTTTATAATTGTCGGGGGAAAAGTTAATCTGTTTTTTGGCTTGTTCTATTATTCTCTTTAGTGCTTTATATGTTTCTGTTGTCATAAGTTTTTAATGTGCTTCCCTAAAAGCTAAGACCCTGCTAAGAGTTAAGCTTTGCAGGGTCATAATTAGTATTGCTTAACTCCTATTTTAATTATCGGTTATATCAAAAATATTGTCAATACCCTGTTTTTATGAACAATCACAACACAATGTGGATAACTTGTCAATGGTAGGATAATAAATAACATCTGTGGATAACTCAAGAAATCGCATAAAAGAAAACAAACATTTGACAATTTAAACGTAATAATATATAGTAATACAACGTCATAATAATAAGAGGAACATAATGAACATACTAACCATTATAATTATAAACGCCTTAATCGTATTTATATTAGCCATAGCTTTTGTTATTGGCTTTTTGGTTGGCTCGCAAAAGAAGATAACCAAAACTAATATGTTAAAAGTTTTCAAACTTAACCCAAAAGGAAAAGTTATAAGACCATACGATATACAAAAAGACCAACAAGTCAAAGCGGAGCAAGAAGCAATTAAAAATAAATTACCTCACAATGATTAAAATACCTAATCCAATTAAAGAAATTGACAAAGTTAGAGCTAAGTTATTAAAAGACAAAGCAGAAGCTTGTCAAAAAGAAATACAACAAGTATTAGACAAACATAACCTTGAGTTGATAGCCATAATTCAATCATCAGCTTTTGGTATATTCCCCGCACATACATTAAGACCTAAAGCCAAAAAAAACGCCTTAAAATCGCAATTAGAACGATAATAAAATGGCAATATATAATAAACAAGCATATTATAAGCAAACCGCAAAAGATTACGTCAATTCTGGCTTTAATATGAGTAAAGCTCTTAAAAAACGCCATAAAGAAATAACTAATCAAGGTATAAGAGTAAAAGGTTCTCGCTTATTAGCAAACGATAACTTCAAACAAGAACTAAAAGAGTATTTAACAAACCTAACTCCTAATTTACAAGAAAAAGCCAAAGAACTATTAAACGCTAAAAAGGTAGCCGTTCATCAAGGAGAAGCTATTTTAACAGACGCTCCTGATTATAAGATACAATCAACTATGTTTAAAGAGATAGCTACAATTCTAGACGTTTATCCCGCACAAAAACACATACAAACCAACGTAAAGCTTGAGATTAAGGCTAAACTACAAGATTTAAACGAATTTGATTTAAAGAACCTTTTAACCCACAAAACGCCTTAGAACGCTAATTAGAGCGATAATAATAATGTAGACAAGCAAGTAAGAGGGGGGAGGGTGTCGTTGTGGATTTGTGTAGTATAAGTATTGTCTATCTCAAATTTTACGTACAAAAATTAGATAAATAGATAATTGACAAAATGAAGTGTATATCGTGTAATAAAGAATATAAAGCTAAAAGAAATACGTCTAAGTATTGTAGTGCACGCTGTAGGAAGTTAGCGTTCCAAGGTGTGGGAATTAGCGTTCCAGATAAGGGAGATAGCGTAACAGAGAACGCTAAAATTAGCGTATCAAAAGACGCTAAGGAGATTAGCGTATCAAAAATAAATTTTGACGAGTATGACGCTCAAGACTTATGTTTCGCCATTAATTCTTATAAGCACGATGAATGGATAGATTCTCCAGAATTTAAGGAATTGGAGAGTAGATTAGAGATTATAAATGTAGAGGAATTGAAAGAGAGGGGTTATTTTATACCAGCTAGATTGTTATGAAACCCAAAGAACAAGCTATTATAGAATTATTAAGGGTCAAGCGATGTGAGAGGGATATTATTTATTTCGCTGAGACATATTTAAAGCACCTTTTAAAATCAAAAACCCCAGAGTTTCATAAAGAAATATACGCATTATTAAGGGAAACGAGGTTAGCTGTCGCTGCTCCCAGAGGATTTGCCAAATCAACGATTGTACAAAAGATTTACGGATTATGGCTGATACTTACTCAAAAGAATGTGGATGTATTAACTATATCAGCTTCAGGGAGTTTAGCTACAGAATGGGTAATCTGGATGAGGAATGAACTGGAGACGAACGATTTATTGAGGAATGATTTTGATTATTTGGTCTGGGGAGACCAGAAATCACAAAAATGGACGGAAACTCATATTACGATTGATACGATGGAAGGGAAGATATTGAACCAACTAAGAGCCAAAGGAAGAGGTTGTCAGGTTCGTGGATTTAGACCTACTCATGTTTTGTGCGATGATTTAGAGGATGATGACCAAGTTCGTAGTTCAGAGCAGAGAGAAAAACTAAAAGAATGGTTTTTAGGAGCTTTGCTTAACACTTTAACTCTAGACCAGCAGTTAATCGTAATAGGAACAATTCTACATCCACTAGCACTTTTAAATGATATAATAGCTAGAAAAAAGGAATTTAAAGGATGGACTACTAAAAAGTATAAAGCTTTGGTTGACGGTAAGTCAATTTGGAAGGAAAGATGGCCTACTAAGAAACTATTTGAAAGAAAGGCAGAAATTGGTACTTATAAATTTGAGGCTGAGTTTCAGAACAATCCGATGGCTTCTACTCACCAGTTGATTAAAAACGAATGGATTAAGACCTGGAAAAAGCTTCCTAAAGATTTAACAAAATATCTAATAATAGACCCAGCAATTTCTCAAAAAGAAGAAGCAGACGAAACTGGAATGGTTATACTAGGAATAGACGAAGAAAAAGACATTTATGAGGTGGAATCTCGTGCTGGAAAGTGGGGAATATGGGAAATTAGAGATAATTTATTAGACCTTTATAAAAAGCATAATCCAGTTAAGATAGGAATAGAGGCGATAGCATATCAACAGGTTTTAAAGCCAATTTTCTTAAAAGAGGGAAAAGAAAGAGGGTTTTATCTCCCAATTCAACAGATTACTCTGGGTAGTTATTCAGGAACTCAGAAGAAAAGGAAAGAACCGAAAGATAAATTCACCAGGGCGATGGGAATAACCCACATGTTCGAGAACGGATGGGTGTTTCTTAAAAGCCAGAAGCTGATAGACCAGACTATTTTATTCCCAACTGGAGATAAAGACGATTTGTTTGATGCTATGGTTTACGGACTTCATATGATAATGAAATATTCGAAGAAAACAGCAATATTTAAAGATAAATCGGAGAGATTAAGGCAAAAAGTTACTAGTTTCGAGGTAAAAGATAAACAAATGCCGTGTCTTGCTCCTCCTCCTGGAAAATACAGGGTTGGGGGAAGAGACTGGAGGACACTATGGTGATGTTTAAGCTAAAATTAAAAAAAGGAGAGAAGATGCCAGAGATTGAGTTTATTGATATTCCGATTGGAGGAAAAAAACTAAAATGTCCTAATTGTAACGAAAGGTTTAAGGTTGAATTGTGGAAGAACAAAAGGAGGAACGACAAATATTTTAAGGGAGAGTGTTGGACTTGTGGGTATAAGCTTCACATATCTCCAGAAGCCTGTGATTTAATACAACCAAGCAATCCATTATTCGGACTTTATTACGGTGCTCCAGAAGACGTTTCAAAAAAAGCAGAGAGAGAGGTGATGAAAAATAAATTTAAAGAAAAAAGAGAAGAAAAGCTTTATGAAAAACAAAAGGAGGGAATATTAAAAAGTTCAGACGTAAAAAATATTAAATCATATACAAAATCAAGGGGGTTAGAATAATATGTATGAATCACCGTTTATAACAACAGACGTTTTAACAGACATCGAGCCTTCGGTTAGCTTGGACGATGACGAGTTAATAGCATTGGCGAATAGGTGGATGAAAGAGTCCACAAATTTTCACGATGAACTTAAAAAAGTTCAAGATATTAACGAAAGGTATTATCTAGGAAATCAAACTGGGAGAGACTTAATTCCATCTCATAAGTGCAACGCCGTTCAGAATCAGATTTTTATGGGTGTGGAAACGATAGTTCCAATTATGACCTCAAATCCAGCTCAGTTCGTTGCTTTACCAGCTCAAGAGACTGATGCCTCGCAGGAACTAGCTAACTCTCTTCAAGAAATACTTAAACTTCAGTACGAACAAAGACACGTTAGGAAATTTTTAGAACAAGCGGCTAGGCACATGATTATTTATAGATTTGGAGTAATTAAAGTTTTCTGGGATGAATACATAGACGATTGGAATTTAAAAACTGTTAGACCACAAAGGATTTGGCTTCCACAATACGGAACGAATGAAGATGAAGTTCCTTTTATTATTGAAAAAGTGGACATGACTTTAGAAGAGATTGAAGATTTTTTTGGAAAAGAAAAGAAAGAAGAGGTTAAGAAGAGCATGACAAAAACCGAAGATGGATATGAAGGAGCTACAACTATTTGGGAAGTTTGGACGAATGATTTTGTGTTTTGGAGATATGGTGATAAAATATTAAAAAAGCAACCAAACCCATATTTTGATTTTAAAGGACAGACCAACAAAGATGACCCATCCGAAACCCTTTTCTTTAATCACTTTAGAAGACCGAGAAAACCGTACGTTATTTTGTCTCCATTTAGATTAGGAAAATCAACTATAGGAGAAACTTCCTTAATTGAACAGGGAATTCCTCTACAAGATGTGATTAATACCCTAAATAGACAAATAGTTAATAACGCAAAGAAAATGGGTAATGCAGCTTGGTTTGTAGATTCAGCAGTAATGTCAGAAGAAGAAGCAAGAACTAGAATTACTAACGAAGAGGGGTTGATAATTTACGGAACAGATGCTGGAAATCCAAATATGATTAGACGTGAATCTCCACCACCACTTCCAAACTATATTCCACAAACCAAAATGTTTGCTGAAAATGCGTTTGATAATATTTTTGGAACTCACTCAACTAGCAGGGGAGAAAGAAAACAACCAGAGACTCTTGGTGGAAGAATACTCTTAAAACAGGGAGATATTTCAAGGATTGATTTATTGGTTAGAGAAATAGATAGAGCCGTTTCTTCAATAGGAAACTGGGGAACACAATTTATTAAATTATTTTATGTATCGCAAAAAACAATTAAGGTTTATGGACAGAATGGAGTAAAATTTATTAATTTCTCAAGAGACAATATTGAAGACGGAATGGAAGTATTTGTGAAAGATGGTTCAACCTTACAGGTAGATGAAGTGTCAAGAAGGAATGAGGCCATGCAATTATTCCAGGTTGGAGCATTAGACCCAATTACATTATACGAAAGATTAAAGTTCCCCAACCCACAAGAATCAGCAGAAAGATTAATTCAATGGTTATCGGGACAATTAACTCCTACCCAAAAATCTGCAACACAAGAGGCACAAAAAAGAGAGGCAACAGAGGGTGGCGGTAAAACAACTTCACCTTTAACAGAAATCGCCCAAGGTCGTAAAAAACTAGGGGGCGGAGGAGGGTTGTAATGAAAGTAGAGATAAACGAAAGTGAACTTCCAATAACTTTTTTCAGACTAGAACAAATAGAGGAGTGGACAGAAAAATTAGTTAAGGGAAAAGGAAGATACACAGAAGAGGACTTTAAAAATTTAAAAGAAGATATTTTAAAAAATGGACTTAAAGAACCATTAATAGTAAAAAGACAGGGAGACAGGTATATTGGAATAAATGGAGGACATAGATATTTGGTTTTAAAAGAATTGGGATACAAAGTCGTTCCTTGTAAAGTTAAATAAAGTCGAATTGAGCACTAAAGCTCGTTAAAATAATGTGTCACTAAAGACGGTAAAACGTCCATAAAATTATGGCTGATGAAGAAAAAGAGAAGCCTGAAACCTCTTCAGAAACATCAATTGAAGAAACAGGTGAGGAAAAGGAAAAGGGTAATGAGGACACTGGGTCTGAAGAACCTAAAATACCTCTTTCTCGCCTTCGTGCAGAGAGCAAGAAGGTAAAAACGTTGCGAGAAGAATTAACAAAACTTCAAACTTCAGGACAAGATAAAGAGACTTCAACCGATGATATAAAGGGTCGTAAGGATGAAGAGGCTCGTATCCGTGAGTTGATAGCAAAGATTGGAACTGAAAAAACTGAAGAAGAGAAAAGGGTTCTTAGCGAATATAACAGTAAGATAGAAGACCTTAAAGTTATTGACCCATCTCTTAATGTCAAACAATTAGAGGGCATTATTGAGAAATATGGGTTCACTGACCCAGATAAAGCATTTAAGCTTTATCAGGATAGTAAGGGCGGAAAAACTCCTGTTATTAAACCAAAAACACTTGTCTCTAAAAAAACTTCAGATGATGTGAAAGAAGAGGATTTTGACGCTACGAAAGTAGGGTCTATCCACGAAGCAATTCAAAAAGGATTAAAAAAGTTTGGAGTTGGTAAATAAAGTGAGGATTATTTGAATGTCTAATATATTTAGCAAAGTCGTAACTACGATTACCCAGGACTATATTGTTCCTAAGGTAGTTGATAATATTCTTGACGGAAACGTTCTAGCTGGAAGATTTCTTTCAACCAGAAAAGACGCTACCTCCTGGGGAAGATTGGTCAGCGGTGAACAGTTGAAAATACCTATTAAGTATCAAAAATCTACTACAGGTGGATGGTACTCGTTCTGGGATACTTTCAGCACTAACCAAGACCAAACCAGAGTTTTAGCAGAATACAATCCTAAACAACTTTACTGGTCAGTCGGAGCTGCTGGTATCCAAATTGGAGTCAATAAGGGAGACCAAAAAGTTCTTGACCTATTAAAAGTTGAAATGGATTCTTGCTCTGCTGACATGATGGACACTTTCGGTACTGGTCTCTATTCAGACGGTACTGGAACTTCCAACAAAGAGTTAACTGGTTTAAAAGCAGCCGTTGACGATGGAAACGGTGTAGCAACTTACGCTGGTTTAGCTAGAGGAACATATACCACTTGGCTTTCTGACCTTGATGCCTCGTCTAACACAATCACTCGTTCCGAACTAGGTGCATCATTTAATGCTGCAGTTCATGGAAATGAACAACCAACATTAGGTGTTACAACCGAAACAATTTGGACTACGATTGAGGGCTTAGCAATGGGGACTATCATGTTCAACAACCCAATGCCTGGTTTATCCAAAGAATATGGACAATGGAGCAGAGCTGGAGTAAAGAAAGGAGTTGGAGCAGAACTTGGTGTTACCTCTCTATTTTTCAGAGGAAAACCAATTATTGCTGACGAAAAGTGCACTTCAGGATACTTTTATTGGTTGAATGAAAGGCACATTGGTTTAGCCACTTGGCCTTACCCAATTCCAGAGTTTCCAGGTTATGTTTCAAAACCCAACTATCATGGTTTTTGTTGGACAGGACTTAAAGTCCCAACCAACCAAGACGCATCTGTTGGACAATTTTTGTTCTATGGAAATCTAGTTACTGACGCTTGTCGTACACATTCATATATGACTGGCAAATCATAAACATGGCAGATTTAACAGGAAGAGTTCAAATTTTTAGCGGAGACACTTCTGTTGTTGACACTACCTTAAAACATGCTTTAGGAACTAGAGCTTTTGATGCTAACGCCAATGAGTATATTTATCTCAAAGGGGTCGCCTCTACAGCCGCAGGTTCTTGGGTATCTTTTGATGAAGCTCATGTAACATCTTTAGCAGTTGCTGATGCTGTTGGCAGAGTTGGTGTTGCTATGGCTGCGATTGGTGCTAGTGCATATGGGTGGTATCAAATCTATGGATATTGCGTAACTACAGCTGCAATTACAGACGGTGATTGTGCTGCAGACGTATTACTTTACTTAACTAGCACTGCTGGTTCAGTAGATGACGTAGATGTTGCTGGAGACGCCATTTTTGGTGCAATTTCCAGGACAGCAGAAACAGCAATAGCAAGTGTAGTTTCGGCAGAACTTAACTACCCTTGGGTTTGCAATCAGGACTTCGCATAAAGTTTGATTTTAGATTACTTCCCCCTTTCGTTAACGCTTTCCTTGTAGGCTAGAACGGGGGAAATATTTGGGATTAAAAGGTCGATTATAATTAATAGTCGGTTGCCCCGACTGAAGAGATAACTTAAAGAAAGATATGGCAATTAAAAACCCAACAGTGCTGCCAGATGACCCTAAAGAGTCGTTTGATACAGCCAAGAAGTTCACGAATATCGATAGTGAGCCATTCCAATTTAATTGGGATAGCAAACCATTCGGAGGAACATTAGGGAATAAAGAGGAGATTAAATCAGGAGAAACAGTAATAATGCCAAAATATTTGGTAAGATATGCTGCTCTTCACTTAGCTAAGAAAATAGTTAAAAGAGAGGGAATAGAAGAAAAACGAAAACATCCTCTTTACAAGAAACACGGAGAAGAATTTATTAAGAATATTGGATACACTATTAGAAATCCTGCTAGAGAAAAGGAACTTATTAAAGAAATGATAGCTAAGAATTTTGAAGAAGAACCTAAGATTGTTTCACCAGAACCTAAGGTTGTTCCAGAACCAAGTGTAGAAAAAGCGGAGGAGAAGAAATTTAAGTGTGATTTTCCAGGGTGTGACTTTAGCACAAATGTTAAAATAGCACTTCTAGGACATCAAAGAAAACATAAAAAATAAAGGTCGCTTAGCCCAACTTCGATTGAAGTTTGGGCTGGGGGTTGGAGATTGAAGAACTTACTCCTCCTAAGGGAAACTCTCTCGAACCCCCATACGAAATTTTGATTGGAGGATTATTAATATGGATATTTTTGCAGGTGTAGCACACACAACGATGCTTAACGGAGTGGTTGATGTTGGGAATTCCAGCGTTACAGCAGTTAGGGTTGGAAGTGAAAATCTATCAGAAAGAAAGTGGCTTTACATAATGAACGCTGCTGGGGGAACTAATATTAAGATTTTTATTGGTTCTCAAAGTGCAGTGGGAGTTGCCTTAACTACAAGTTCGCTACCGAAGTATGGATTTAAGATAGAACAAGGAGATGCTATTTGGTTACCAGTCAATGAAAATATAACAATTTATGCTATGTCTAGTGCTGGGGAAGGAAAGCGACTGAGAGTAGCAGAATTAGCTTAACATGCCAAATTTAGGACAAATTGAAACATCATTAACTTGGACAACCACTAGTAGTACTAGTTCAACAAGTACAACTTCTAGTACCACTAGTTCAACCACTAGTACATCTACTTCAACTTCTACTTCTACTAGTAGTACATCTACTTCAACTTCTACAAGCACAACCACAGCTGCATAATAATTCTTCACAGAGGAGTATGAAGAAACTTAAAATAGCAGTCCTTACCACATTTTACGAATGGAGTAAGGCGTATAGTTTAACAAGTGTCGTAGATAATCAACTTAGAACTTTGGTAAAACACGGTTATGAAACAATACTTTTTGTACACGATAATTTTACTGGAGGTGACAAAATTCCAAAAGGTGTTGAGGTGAGAAAGGTTATACCAAGGTTTAAGTTGGTAGATTATTCTGCCAACAAAGAATTGGCAAAGGATTTTTGGGAACAAGTTAAGGTAGCCCAAGAGTCATTCGAAGAACATTTAAAAGATATAGATATCGTCTTAACGCACGACTTGATATTTCAGGGTTGGTTTTTAAACTACAATGTGGCAATGAGACGAGCACAACCAAATTTAAAGTGTAAGTGGTTTCACTGGACACACTCAGCACCATCACCAAGACCAGCAAACCTAAAAGAGCCACACGATTGTAGGTACAAAATGATGCCAAACTCTAAATTGATTTATATGAACCACTATGACGCTTTAAGGTTAGCTGAAATGTACAGCGGAAAATTAGACGATGTCAGAATAGTGTTTAATCCACTAGACCCAAGAAGCTTCTATAAACTACACCCATTAGTAGAAAAACTAATAGATAAATATAGTTTATTAAAAGCAGACGTAATAGACGTTTATCCTTTATCTTCTACGAGATTTGCGGGCAAGCAACCTAAAAAAGTTATTAAAATCTTGGGAGAGATAAAGAAACAAGGAAAATCAGTTAGATTTATATGTCCAAATGCTCACGCTAATGCTGAAAGAGAAAAGAAAGCGGTTGAGAATTTGATTCATTATGGGATTGAGTGTGGATTAACAAGAGAGGAAATTATATTTACTTCGCTAGAGGGCAAAGAATATGAGTTGGGAATTCCACACGAAGCAGTTAGGGACTTATTCTTACTATCTAATTTATTCATTTTCCCAACCATGTCAGAGAATTGTCCATTAATATTACTGGAGGCAGCTCTTTCAAAATGTTTATTAGTATTGAATGAAAGCTTTCCGCCTTTAAGAGATTTTTTTGGAGAAGATGCTCTGTATTTCAAGTTTAATTCTTTAATAGAAACCGTTAACTACGATGATGAAGATAGATTCTATCATGACGTAGCCCTAATAATCATTGGAGAATTAAAAAAGAACAGGCCACTTGGTGCATTTACTAAATTAAAACAAAGGTTTAACTACGATTTTGTATTTAAAAATCAACTTGAGCCTTTATTCTACGAAAAAGATGGCAGATAAAAGTATAACTCAAAAAGACTATAAGGAGTGGGCAGAAATGAATTATTCTAAAGAAAGTCAATACATGAGAAACATAGATATGTTTCGTAAGTGTGGAAGGATTCTTTATCCAGATACATCATCAATATACAAATATATTAGAAATATTTGTATTGACCAAGTTAAATGTCATCCTCAATATCCAAAGTTTCAGTGGAAACCAAAAATCTGTGATGTGGGCTGTGGTGGAGGATACGGTTCATATATTTTATCTCATGAAGCAGATTTTGTTTGGGGGATAGATATGAGTGAAAATAATATTAATTGGTGTAAGCAGGTTTATGAGAAACATAAGAATAATATTTACTATTCTTCTCAACTAACCTTTGAGGTTATAGATATTCGCAACGAACCCAGAGAGTTAATGGCATTTGACATTGTGGCCTGTGTTGAGGTGATAGAACATATTTCTGATTATGAGAAGACTTTATCGTTTATTAAGAGACTTTGTAAGAAAGAGAAGAATGGAGTTTTTCGAGAACCACCACAAGCAACGATTGTTTATATTTCTAGTCCAAATAGGAATCATCCTAAAATAGGAGAGATGAATCCTAAGAATAAACGACACGTTAGAGAGTGGACACCACCAGAATTGTATAAGATTTTAACTGAACACTTTAAGTATGTAACCTTAATGGATATTAAAGGAGAAGCTAAAGGTCTAGATATGAAAAACGCAGTAATGCTTTTTAAGTGTGAATGCCCAATTCCATGATAAAAAAACAAAGAAAACGAATTTATGATGGATATGTTTATTTATACTTTTCAAACTTTCGTAATACGGGAGTGGGTAAGTATTATGCAGAGCATAGAGTAATAATGGAAAAACATATAGGAAGACAATTAAATTCTCGTGAGTTTGTTCATCATAAAAATAAGATTAAAACTGATAATTGTATTGAAAATCTTATCATTGTTACTCAACCACAACATTCAAGTATTCATTATTCTAATGAAAAATTACTTAAAGCAAGAATGAAGAAATATAGAAATTGTTGGGGTTGGTGGTTGAAAGGAAAACACTTATCTCTAGAAACAGAATATAAAAAAGGAAATATTCCTCAAAATGGTTTCAAGAAAGGTCATCCAGGATATTGGTTAGGGAAAAAAAGAATTAAATTATGCGAAACACCAAAATGAAAAGTTCAAACTCTATAGAACATAAACCTCCAGTTGTTTCAGTTATTATACCAGCAAGAAATGAATTTCCTCAAATAGCATTTACGGTACAATCAATTATTAATGACCTGGAAACCTTTTTAAAGCCAGGAGAATTTGAAATAATAATTTGTAATAATTGTTCATCAGATGAGATTTATCCTAAAAGGGGAACTGGTGGAACTGTAGATTATTTAATGCCAAGAGGAATGTATTGGAATAGAACTTTAAGAGTTTTATATGACCCAATAGCTGGAAATCACTCTACAAGGAATCATGGAGCAATGTTGGCTAGAGGAAAATATATTTTCTTTTCAGATGCTCACATGTCTTACAAGAGAGGATTCTTTCAAAGAATGATTAGGGTAATTGATAAAACAGGTGGATTGGTTCATGGCACAATAGGTTGGTTAGGAGCTTATCCAATAGGAAGTTCGATGGGTTATCAATATACAATGAAACTTGGAGAAGAGATTAAAGGAACTTGGAATAATTACAAATTAGCAGACGATTATTTTCACATTCCATTACAGGGTCATTGTTGTTTAGGAATGTTAAGAAAGCAGTTTATAGAGTTTGATGGTTATCCTAAATATCACAGATGTTACGGAGGAGGAGAATTTTATCTTGATATTAAGTGGTGGTTATTTGGTTCAAATGTATCAGTTGACCCACAAGCAATCGGATACCATTTATCAGCTCCAAGGGGATATTCCTATAATCACGATGATTACAAACATAATGTCCTAGCTATAGGACTAGCTATCGGAGCTGATGAATGGGCAGAAAGGGCTTATATAAATTGGTGTAGACGAGGCAGACCAGAAGTAATGGCAAGGATTTGGAAAGAAGCTCAAGAAGAAACCAAAGAAGATAAGGCGTGGATAGCTAAAAAGAGAGTTAAGACATTCAATCAATTGTTAGTGGAAAGGCCGTGGGATAAAATGAACGATAAACTACATGGAAAACACAATTCTTCAATGCTTATATTCCATGATACTTGGTTACCTTTGATTAAAGGAACTCCAGCAGAAGAGCTTTATAATAAATCAGAACTTCAGAAGAAATTGGCTAAATTTATAGATGAAAATCTATCAGATAAGGTTTATAAAAGAGGATACAAACCACCTCAAATAGAAATCAAGTTGAATAAAAAGCAATTACAATACTTGGAACGAAATAAAGTCAGATATGATGCTATGAGGACTTATATTCAAGAATATCCAAGGATTCTAGATTTTGGGATAGGGCAAGGAGGATATTACTATGGAACAAGAGAACCCAAAGTATTGGGGATTGATAATGATAAGGTTTTACTTAATAGGGCTAAAGAATATAATCCAAACTTAGAGATTGTCCACGGAGATGTATTAACAGCAGAAATAAAAGAAAGAGATTTTCCCCTAATAATATTATCAGAGATATTAGAACATTTAGAAGACTATCAACCTTTAATAGATAGGGCTAAAGAGTTTTCTAAAGAAAATGGTCGTTTCTTAATTACAGTGCCGATTAATTCTCCAAAACATAAACATTTTCACCCGATTTGGTCAAAAGAAGATGCGAGAAAATTAGCTTATAAGTTCGGTATTTTAGAAGAAATTAAAAAAGTAGATAAATCTTGGCTATTATATGTTAGAAAAACTTAAAAACTTATTACTAGAAGAAATTAAGAAAGTTCCTAGACCATTCGGAGTATTTCTATCAGGAGGTATGGATTCAGCTATTTTAACAGCACTTTCAAAACCAGACTTTGTTATCACCTGTAATTTTCCTTTAGGAGAAAAGTACGATGAGTTAAAATATGCTCAAATAGTAGCTAGATATTTCAAGATACCACTAACTATTATTAGACCGAGAAAAGAAGACTTTAAAGAAGATTTAGTTAAAGCAATTAAAATTATTGGACAACCTACAAATTCAGTAAGTATAGTTCCTTGGTATAAACTAATGGAAGCCACTAAGGGTAAGATAATGATTAATGGCGAGGGAGCTGATGAGTTATTTGGCGGATACTCTAGATACTTAATTCTAAAGCAAGTATTTGAGCTTTATAAAAGACCAGAATTAAAAAACTACAAACCAACTTTAGACTTTTTGTTTAAAGATATTCATTCAAGATTGGTTGAGAAAGAACTTAAATATGTTTATGAGAAGGATAAAACCGATATGGAAAATGCAATGAACTTAGAGTTTAATGAAACACTACCAGATATTCTCTTTATGGAACGAAGACTATCAGAACACTTTGACGTTGATTTTTACCAACCATTTATGAGCTTAAAAGTTAGAGATTTTGCCAAAACTTTACCAATAGAGAAAAAAATTAAAGGTTGGGCTACTAAGTGGATTTTAAGAAAGCTGGCTAATAATTTAAGTCTTCCTGGTGTTATTTATAGAAGGGTTGACAAAAAAGGATTATGTTGTCCAGTTAATCTGTGGATGGATTGGACTGGAGAAAGGGGTGAGTTTGATAAAATTAAGTATATTAAATTTCAACAAAACATTTTATATGGAGGAAATAAAAGATAATTACGTTTCAATAATATTTATTCATTGGGCACAAAATTCGCATAGGTCACAGTTATCAAGAGCTTCTTTAAAATCACTACAATCAACAATTCATAGTTCATCAGAAATAATAGTAGTGGATAATGGAGATAATTTAGAAGATTCACAATTCTTTTTAAAAGAGTGCCAAGAAAAAAGAATAGCACTTTATATAAGAAATTCGGACAATATGTATTTTGGGTTCGCAAGAAATCAAGGAATAATAGCTTCAAGTTCTAATTGGGTGGTAATAGTAGATAATGATATTGTTTATAGGAAAAAGTGGTTAGAAATGTGTTTAATGATGTTAAAAGCTCATCCAGATAAGAAATTAATAGCTTCACCTTTAAATTATCCTTACGTTCATAAAAGAGACCCAAGATGGAGACATGGAACTATTCAAGTTAAAAAAAGAGCTTGTAATCTTACAGAAAGAGCTGGTTCAAATTGCATGGTTATGAGAAGAAATGTGTTCGATGATGTGGGATTGTTTAAGTTTAACAGAATTGCTGGTTCACATTTTACAGACGCTTTGGTTAGTGCAGGATATTTAGTAATAACTCCTGAGGTTAATTGGGCTTTTGATGGAGCATTAAGAGCTGGGTATAATTTTAAAAATCCAGCCACAGTCAAAAGAACTTTATCTGATGGAGAACAAATAGATTTCAATGACAAAAGTTTCAGTTCTTATTTCAAATTATAAAAATGACGACATTACAGTGGTTCACGTTAGAGAGTGCATGAATTCAACTTTGATGCCAGATGAGATAGTTGTGGTTAATGATGGTGGTTTTCTGGGCTTAAAATCGAAGCTAGAGGCCTTAGAGCTTAAAACAAAAGTGATTTATGCCTATATACTAGAAGATATTCGTTGGAATTATACTGGAGCAAGAAATTTAGGTATTTGGTTGTCATCTGGAGACATTATTTCTGTAGAAGATAATGACCACATACCGCATAAAGATTTTTATAAACAATGCGTAGAAGTTTTTGAAAAGAATCCTAACATTGGAAGAATCAAAACACATAAAAGATGGGTGGTTGAACTAGAAGATGTATTAAAAAATCCAATAGAAGAATGGAAAATAATTGGAAAAAGACCACCACATCAGGACACGGTGATGTTAAGAAGAAGTGTTCTATTAAAAATTAAAGGTTATGACGAAAGATTTGCTGGAGAATATGGATGGTGTTCAACCGATGCCAGAAGAAGACTATTAAAGGCTGGAACAGAAAGTACTAATATAGGAAATCAATACGTTGTTATGTCGCCAAAGACAAGGGGTTTAAGTTCAAGGAATTGGAAAATGGCTAGAACTCAGAGAGACTATCAATCACCTCATGGTATACTAAATTTTCATTATATTTATGAAACCTTACAAAATTAGAATAGACGATGTTTTACAAGTTAATCCAGCTTCAAAGTGGCAGAGATTAGCTTGGAAAGAAAAATCGCCATTTGAATGGTTTAAAGAAACAGATGAGATTATTAAAAAATACAAACTTCATTGTATTTTAGCTGTTTTATCAGAAGGAATAGACGAATATCCTAAATGGGTTAGCTATATTAAGAGAAGAAAAAAGAGATACCAAATTGAACTTCATGGCTCTTCTCACAAAAATTATTTAAAACTAACCGAAGAAGAATTAGAACAAGACTTGATAGAAGCTAGAGATAAAATAGAAAAAACATTTAAGACTAAAATAACAACATGGTACGTTCCTTGGGGCAGAAAACAGCAAAATCTTTACGGGAAAAAGATTTGTCGCAAATTAAGATTAAAATATGGAGTTCCAAAAGGAAGACAAGATATACTTACTTATTTATGGGTTAAAAAATATAGACCAAATCATAGGTTTACCTCAAATGAATTTAATATTCACTTTTGGTCGGCAAAAGAAATTAGTAAATTAGAAGAATTTATAAAAACATGGAAGTAAAAGAAAAAGAACCAACATATACAAGAACTCAAGTTTTAGAAATGTTTGACTTTTGTTTTATGGGATTAAATGGTTCTAGAGTTAAATGGCCTGCTGGAAGTAAAGACTTAATGAAGCTTTTGTTAGATAAATATAATAAACCAACTAAAAAAAATGTATAATATAGTTGTTAGTGGTGGAGCGGGTTTTATAGGAAGTCACTTAACGGACAGGTTAATAGAACTAGGACATAGGGTTATTGTTTATGATAATTTAAGTACTGGCAAAATAGAGAACCTTAATCCTAAGGCTAAGTTTATTAAATATGATATTTCAGAATTATATTATTTTGAAGATAAAGTAGATTATGTATTTCATTTAGCGGCAGTTCCAAGAGTTCCTTACTCAGTAGCCCATCCAAGCATTACTCACAGAATGAACGTAGAAGGAACTTACAAGATTTTAAAAGTAGCGTCTGACGCTAAAGTTAAAAAGTTTATTTTCGCCTCATCTTCATCGGTTTATGGAGACCAAGAATTACCCTTAAAAGAAACAATGAGAACTTATCCTAAAAGCCCCTATGCTCTTCATAAATTAATAGGAGAACAATATTGTAAACTATTTAATGAGTTATATGGATTACCGACAGTTGCTCTAAGATTTTTTAATGTCTACGGGAAAAGAGCAGACCCAAACAGTGAATATTCTTTAGTAATAGCTAAGTTTTTAAAATATAAAAAAGAGAATAGACCGTTCACAATTTATGGTGATGGAGAACAAACGAGAGACTTTACTTATGTTGATGACGTAATTAATGCATGTATTCTCGCAATGGAAAAATTAGTTCAAAATGAAGTCATTAATATTTGTAATGGAAGAGCAGTTTCAATAAATAAAATTGCTAAGATAATTGGAGGAGAAAAGACATTTTTACCTAAAAGAAAAGGAGACATAGAGCACACTTTGGGTAGTCCTGAAAAAGCCAAAGATTTATTAGGGTGGAAGCCAACTATCGATATTAAAAAAGGAATTAAGTTAATGGAGGGATAGATTAAGTGGCTTGGACTTACGAACAACTTTTTAATGGATTAAACGATGGTGATTTAAACACTCAAGATTCTTGGAGTGGTGATACATCGTTTGATGTTCAAACTACCGAAAAATATGAAGGGGCAAAAGCCGTTTCAGCAGTAACAGATGGGAATATTCACGAAATCACGAGGTCAATTACTAGTATTAGTGCTGGGTCGGTTTATGTCGCAATAAGAGCATCGGTAACTACTCTTGATACAACTATACTCTTTTTAGAAGAATCTCCAGACAGTAAAATGTTTCTCGGTTGTAAATCGGGATATTTCGCAATATATGATAATTCAGCTGGTTGGGTTAATATTCAAACCTATAATGCTAACCAATGGTATGTGGCAAATATTGAATTTAATAATTCTACTCAACCCGATGAATATAGGATAAGAATTCATGACGGCACATCTTGGGGGACTTGGACTGGTTGGAAAACGGTTTCAGGTGGTTCTTATACAAACATTGACGGTATTTCATTTTACCACGATACAGCAACTGCTACTATTTGGTGGGATACAATAACTCCAACAGACCCAGTACCAGCCACAACCACCACAACCAGTTCTACGACTACGTCTACGACCTCATCTAGTACTACAACATCTACGACTTCCTCAACGACTAGTACAACATCTACGACAACATCGGCAACTTCCACCACATCAACGACTACTTCTGCAACAAGTACTACAAGTACTACAACTAGTGCCACATCAACCACTTCCACTACATCTACTTCTTCTACGACGTCTAGTACGTCTACCACAACCTCTGCTACGTCTACCACCTCTACAACAAGTTCTACATCTTCAACATCTTCTAGTACATCTACTACTAGTACTAGTACAAGTACAAGCTCTACTTCATCGTCTACCTCGACTTCTACATCTACAACCACACCACCAATGCCTTTTTTAATAGCAAAAATGGATATTAGTGACTTTAAGCCAATCATGACAATAAAAATAAAATAAATAATATATGGAGGAATAATTAAGGGCAAGCTTTTTAAAAATAGGCTTAATGTCCAAAAAGATATGAAAATTGAAATTAAATTACCAGAATGGGCAGACGAAAGAGCTATTTATATTATGGCTGGAATTGAATTAGTCGCCTTTAAAATACCAGAGAAGAATTGGCAGATAAAAACTAGTAGGTGTAATATGTGTGGGAAATGTTGTATGAATTTACGAAACACACATCCATTTCCAATAATAGATGGAAAATGTATTCATCTTAAAAAAGAACCAGGAAATAATCAGAAGTGGAGATGTGGATTAGGAATACATAGACCATTTGGTTGTTGTGTAGGCATATTTACTGGTGATTATGCATACAAACATGTTCCAGAATGCACTGAAAAATACAAAGAACTATGAATATAATTTGTTGTAAATGTAAAAAGGAATACTTATTAGAGGAGAACATATTTGAGGCGAATAAATTAAACAGACCGATTCTGAATTGTCCTCATTGCGAATTTAAACATTTGATTGATTTTATTCCTTTTAAGAAAGATTTGGGGCTTAAAAAAATCAAAGAGTTAAATCTTCTTACTTATTATATAGATTTAACTGCTTCAAGAATTGCTGATTCTGATAGGGCTGACCAATCAGGTTCAGATGATGGAGATGTGATTGATTGGACAAAAACTAATGACTTTATTCTTGCTACTCAAATAGCAACGAGTAAAGGTCCAATAGATAGAAGTTATAAACTTAGATGGAGAAACGTTACTGATGGTGGTTCTTTCGCAGATGTAGCTTCTACTGGAGAAATTTCTTATTCTGCTACTACTGTATTGGGAGATGGCACTACATTAACAAGTGGAAACAAACTCTGCACTGGAACTGTTGGAACTTGGCAAGATGGATTAGAAACTGAAGGAGATAATCTTTTACCTGATTCTGGAATATACTCTTTAGCAGATGAATATTACACAGAATTTCAATGGGCTTTAGATTGTGATAGTGCTTTAGATAGTAAAGAATACGAATTTGAGCTTTATGAGATAACAAATGGAGTAGTTATCGCAACAGCTTTATCATCTATTACAATGGCTGCTGCGGCAACCTCTACAACCTCTACTACTTCAACAACGACCTCCACTACATCAACGACTACCAGTACAACCAGTAGTACTACATCTACAACTACTAGTGCCACATCAACAACTTCTAGTACAACTAGTTCTACCACGTCATCTACAACTAGTAGCACAACGTCAACGACTACATCCGCCACCAGTACTACATCAACAACCTCTACTACGAGTAGCACTACAAGTTCTACTTCTACAAGTACGACCTCTACTACATCTTCCACTACAAGTACTACAACTAGTGCAACATCGACCACTAGTACAACAAGCACTACTTCGTCTACTACCTCTAGTACCACTTCAACTACCTCATCTACTACCTCATCATCAACTACATCGACTAGTACAAGTACTTCTAGCACGTCTAGTTCTACATCTACTAGCACCTCAACTACCACATCTGGAGTTCAAAACTATTCATTAGATTTAGAGAAAGATTCTTCTCAATATGCTTATGCGGCAGATAGCACAGACCTTTCTATTACAAGCGATATAACTATTGAGGCGTGGGTGAAAGTGGAAGATGCTCCAAGTTCAGCGGCTTATTCAATGGTTGGAAAATGGGCTTCGGGCGATGGTGCTTATTTCTTTTCTTATCTTGATGCTTCTGGTACAAAGAGTATACGATTAAATCTTTATGATACAGCTGCCCCAGGAACAAATGTGCCTTACGATTGGACTTATACTTTAACTCCTGGAACTTGGTATCATTTAGCAGTAACGTGGGACAAAACAGGACATGCCAATGGCGATGGAACGGCAGAGTTATTTGTAAATGGTTCAAGCCAAGGAACGGTTACTGATGGTAGTGCTGCTGATATTAATGATAGTGCCGCAGTTTGTGGAATTGGTGCATTAGGAGCAGGAGTATCGGGTTATTTCTTTGACGGAAAAATAGATGATGTAAGAATATGGTCTGACATTAGAACTTCTACTGAAATAGCCAATAATAGGTGTGTAGAACTTAATGGAAACGAAGCTAATTTGGTAGCATACTGGATGCTAGATGGTCACGAAGAAGATAAAGGAACATCCACCGACCCAGCGGGTTCAATATCAGATGATTTAACTTTAGTTGCCAGTCCTGTTTATTCTACAGACAGAGCTTCTTGTTGGGCGGCTACAACTACAACATCTTCTACGACAACCTCTACGACCTCTAGTACAACCTCAACCACCACTTCAGCTACCTCAACGACTAGTACTACTTCGAGTACAACAACTTCAGCTACAAGTACTACATCTACCACGTCTTCCACAACATCAAGCACTACGTCTAGTACTACCTCGACTACAACTTCGGCTACATCTACAACTTCTACAAGTACGAGCACCTCTAGCACTTCCACCTCTACAAGCACGTCTACGAGTACAACCACATCTCCACCTGAAACTTCCACAACTAGTACCACCACATCTAGTACAACTAGTACAACTTCTTCCACCACCTCAACAACTACATCTGCAACTAGCACAACATCTACGACCTCGACAACTACATCATCAACTACTACTTCCACTACAAGTACCACTAGTTCTACTACAACATCAGCTACCTCGACTACTTCTACTACTTCAAGTACGAGTACTAGTACCACTTCTTCTACAACCAGTACCACTACTTCAGTAACTTCTACAACGAGCACGACTTCTAGCACGACCTCAAGCACTACGACATCAACTACGTCTACAACGACATCGGCTACTTCTACAACCAGCACAACTAGCAGTACTAGTAGTTCAACAACCAGTACTACAACTAGTACTACCTCTAGTACAACAAGCTCAACTTCAACAACTAGTAGTACTTCTAGTACTACAACATCGGCAACAAGTACTACCTCAACTACGACCTCGACAACCTCTAGTACGACAACTAGTACCACGTCAACAACATCTTCTACAACCACATCTGCTACATCGACAACCTCAACAAGTACAAGTACTTCGAGCACTTCTACGTCAACAAGTACAAGTACAAGCACGACTACATCTCCAGGGGTTACATCTACTACATCTACGACTACAACCGCCACGAGTACAACCTCAACCACGTCTACTACAAGCACGACCAGTAGTACAACTTCTACAACGAGTAGTTCTTCGACCACATCAAGCACAACATCTTCCTCGTCTACTAGCACCTCTAGTTCTACAAGCTCAACGAGTTCGTCTACTTCATCATCAACTTCAACCACTACTGGGTTGGCTTCTAGCCTACAAGCACAGATGGATGTATTTGACTTTAAGCCCATTTTAGGTATAAAAATAAATTATAGAGATAGAAGTTAAAGGAGGCAAAAAAATGTTATTAAAAAATCAAAATGATGTCTTAATTAAAGACCAACCAAGTACAATACTAACAGCATCGGTAGCTGCTACTGGTACGACTTTAACTGTTAAGAATAATAGTGGGTTTTCTCAAGACGATTTTGTTCTTATAGGAAAAATTGGGGAGGAAAAAACTGAAATTAAAAGGATTTCATCAGCAGTTTCAGCAGGAACTTCTTTAGCGGTTATTGCTTTAGTATTTCCCCACGATGAAGATACTCCTATTATTAAAATAGATTATGACCAAGTAGAATATTCTCACTCTACTACTGAGACAGGTACTAAAACCATTTTAACCACTATAGACGTTGAACCAAGTGAGGTTTTCACCTATTACGAAGATATAACTTATACTACTGGTTATGGTTTTAGTAGATTTAAAGATTCTAACGCATCTACTTATTCGGTTTATTCAGATGCTATTCCTTATACGGGTTATACCGAAAAGATGTTAAGGATGATTAGAAATAAAGTTAGACGACTATTAAAAGAAACAGATGAATTAAATTCTCCCCTTGAGAATAGCGAGATAAATGATGAAATAAATTTAGCTCAAAAAGAAGTAGCTCACGAAAGATTGTGGAGTTTTTATGAAGCAACTAAATCATTTTCTTCTGTAGCTAACCAATATGAATATACCTTGGCTACAAATGTATTTAAACCCTATGAGTCAAAATATGATTCTCAACCCTTAGCAATTATAGGACTATCTAGGTGGAATATTTTAAGATGGGATTCAAATACTACTGGTGACCCAACTCATATTTGTTTGTGGGATAACAAGGCAAGAATTTATCCTTATACTTCTTCTTCAGCTGACACTACGGCTATTGATGATGCTAGTAATATTACTGCTACAGATAAAACAATTACGGTTGATTCAACTTCTAGTTTTAGAGACCAGGGAAGAATAATAATTGATTCAGAAGTTATTTCTTATACAGGTAAAACCTCAACAACCCTTACTGGATGTACAAGAGGAGAAGAAGGAACTACTGCGGCTACTCATAATGATGATGCCGTAATAACAGAAAGAGATTTTATTTATTATTTTCAAGAAGACCCAGCAGACCTAGATGATGAAACAGATAAAACAGAAATTCCCAATCCTTCTATTTTAGCTTATAAGGCGGGAGCAGAATTGGCTTTACAAATAGATAACGAAATCTTACACGATAGATTATTAGCTAAATATGAAAGAGCTTTCAAGCAATTAGTTAAAGCAGACCAGTTTAAAAATAAAGGAGGGTTTATGAGAGTTAGAGAAAGTTCAGAGGGTATTTCTGATTATGGAGTATTAAGAGACCCAAATCGCAATCCTAAAATAACAGGACAATAAATATGGCAGAACAAACACAAAAACTTAATAATTATGACCTTAGTGGAGGACAGAATTCATTAGTTTCGCCCTTATTCTTAAAAGATAATGAGTGTGAGTTGGTACAAAATTATCACATGGATAATATTGGTGGACTTACTAAAAGAAAGGGAATTACTTATCTTATTGGACAAGTAGAAAGTGCTAAACCAATTTCGTCATTATTCCAATTTATAGATAAAAGTGGAAATAATTATGACAATCTTTTAATAGGTATAGATAAAGCTGATGATTCACAAGGATTAATAAGAACGATTGATTCTGATGGAACAGCTTGGGATGATTCTAAAACAAGTGAAACTTTAGGTTCTGTTCCTGTATTTTGTACATTAGTAAATTATATTTTTAGAACTAATAGTAATGAAGTTGTTGGTTCTAATAATAACCCCTTGGGGGCTTGGGGAACAACTAATTGTCCCACTACTATTAAACCAAAATATTGTAAAGTATGGGAAGATAGAGTTTATGTTGCTAATAATAATCTTAGTGGAGCATTAAGACCATCAAGGATTTATTGGTCATCACTTCCATCAGAAACAGGAACTCTTACGTGGACTACTAGCACAGATTATGCTGATATTAATCCAGACGATGGAGATGAAATTACTTGGATAGAACCATCTGGTTCAAAACTTTTAATATTTAAAAACAGAGGATTATATCGTTGGACTTTTGGACAAGTAGAACCAGATAAAATTATAGATATAGGAACTCCCGAAGGAAGAAGTGTGGCTCAAACTCACGGAATATGTTTCTTTGCTAATAATTATGGGGCTTACGCTTATACTTCAGGACAACCTAAAATGATTTCTAAGAAAGTTCAGCCATTTATTGATGCTGTTTCTAATACTAATATTTATAGGTCAGCTTGTGATAATGACCATTATTATTTATATATTGGAGACGTAATAGTTGATAGTATATCTTACGCCAATGTAATGTTAGTTTATACTATTTCATTAAATACTTGGCACATTGAAACTTATCCTTTTGAAATTAAAGCAATGGCAAGGTTTGAAAGAGATACTATTCCAAAAACTACCGATGTTGAAATTTATGACAATGTTTATTTAGGAGATGATGCTGGATATATTTACCGAAAAGGAATAGGAAATACAGATGATAATGGAACTACAGCTGGAACTATTAATGGTCGCATTATTACTAAAGAATACCCACTTAACTTTCCTAAAAATACTGAACTTAAAAACCTATATGTTTTAGCTCAAAAAGCACGTGGAGCAAAAGTAAATTATAGAATTGATAGAGGTAAATGGAAACCTTGGAAAGACCTAAAAGAAAGAATAAACGAAGGAAGATTAAGTGGAAGAGCAAAGACCATTCAGCTCTCTTTTACAGATAACTCAATACTTACCCCATCAAGAATTGAAGGCTTTACGGTAGAATATAAACCAAAGGAGGAAATAAGAAGAAAATGATAGACTATACTCAAACAGAACAATTTGATAGTTATTTAAACAGAGTAGATTCTATTTTAGCTCAACCATCAGTCATGGGTAGATTAGATTTTTTAGGAGGAATAGAAGAAACGCTAACAGAAATGTTAGAAGGTGGTGTGTTTGGTGGATTTAGTCAAACACAAGGAATAGAATTTAATATAGATAAAGCAAGTCAGCAAAGTTATATTCAGTCAAGAAATTATACAGACGGAACTACTGGTTGGAGGATTGATTCCGATGGTGATATTAATATTAAAAAATCAGGAGCACTAAGTGTTTATCATAGCGATGGAACATTAGCTGGTAAAATTACAACAGACAACACAACTGCTGGAGTTGTTATTAAGGGTGGAAATAGTGGAAAGGGAGTTATGGTATATAAAACTGGAGCATCTACAGCCGATTTAGTTCCTTTTGGGGGAAGCTTTGGTTGTGGTAATTCTACTTATCCTTGGGGAGAAGTATATACATCACAACTTAATCTTAATCAAAACTATGTCGCTGGAGACCCAACAACAACTGGATATTTTCTTATTAAATTAAAAGGAACATTTTATAGAGTACCAATTCAACTAAATTAATGGAGGGTAAAAATATATGTTAATAGAAGCAACAAAAAATCTAACGGATTATCTAAAATCGCAAAATAAGGGTTATTCAACTACAGACCTAAGAACTCTATATGGTGGTATGAATTTAGAAGGACGCTTAGGGTCTTATTCTGGAACTGGCTCTCAACATAGAGGAATGTTAAATCTCTTACAAGTAGAACAAACGATAGCAGATGTTAAAACTAAAACCTCTGCCATAGGTTCTATGATAAGACAGGGCGTTCAATTAGGAGCAGCTGGAGTGCAAATAACTCCTCAAACAGAGTTTGCTCCAACAGAGGAATATGCCAAGGCTTATCCTGAATTCGGAGAACTTAAAGAGGGTGCTTTAAGAATAACTCCTGACGGTAAAATAGAACAAGCACTTCCTACTGGTGAGTTTGCTGAAGTTGTTGGTCAAGACCAATTTACTAAAACTCCTTATGAATATGGATACGCAATACCAAAAGATATTAAAGGAAATATTCAAACTCCATTAGGAACAAATGATTTAGCGGGAATAATTGGTAAAATTTCTTCTGGAGAAATAGAAGTTCCTGAAGTAGCTATTGCCAAGGAGGCTTCTGGTTTAGCTAAAGGAGATGAAAAAATGAGAGCAGCTCAAGCATTAGAAAGTACTCAACAAATGTTAGCTAAAAAAGGAATGGCTTTTAGCGGTATTAGAACTGAAACTGAAGCAAATTTAGCTGCAGAACACCTATCAAGAATGTCTGGTATTTCATTAAGATTAGCTTCAACTATTATTTCAGCAGCAAGACAAGAACAAACCAGAGTGAAGCCAACTTATAGAAGTGTTGGTGGGGCTTTATATGAAATGATACCAGGAGAAGAACCACGCAAGGTAATAGAGGCAGAACAAAATATAGAATCAATGACTTACCAGGGACAAAGATGGGAAAAAGACCCAGCTACTGGAGAGTGGAAGTTAGCTTTTGAATTACCAGAACAAACACCATCTCTTCAAACGGTTAAAAGTAATATAGTTTCTGACATTAATAGAGCCGTTGACCAATATAAATTAAACCCAGAAGGGTTTAGAGAACGATATATTGAAGCATTAGTAGCTACTCATGGAGAAGAACATAGAAAATATATTACAAACCAAACTTATGCTTTAATGCCAAGTATTATTGAAGGAGAAAAAGAATTAACTAAGTGGCAATTAGAGGCAACCGTAAATCAGTGGTTAGGAACTCCATCATCTTTAGATGGTGGTTCAGACTTATCTAATGAAGAAAAAGCCATACAAATTAGATTATTTGGACTTAATCCTGAAGATTTTGGTATTTATGATTAAATATGAGCATACAATCATTTTTAAAACAACAAACTAATAAAGAAACCGAATCTGTAGAGGTTACGAAAAGTGCAATTAGAAATTTTCAATTAAATCGTTCCGAAAATATAATAAAACAAAATAGAACGATTGAAAATACTAATCCTATATTTAATGAATTCGTTGGCGAATTGGTTGGTTTAGACGTTGGACAAATATACACAGAAGCAATACCAAAGCCAGTAAAAAAGAAAATAAAGACTGGTTGGGATTGGTTAACTAAACAACTTATGAAACCAGTAGGAATGGTTGCAGCAGAGGTAGAACAATTAGGACTGCTTATAGGAACGGGAAAGCTATACGTTCCAGGTAGGGCTGGTTTAGATGTTCTAATGGGAAAAGAAGAAAATTCATTTACTGAAATGTGGACTGGATATGGTGCTAATTTAGGTATAAATCCAAGGGTGGCAAGTGCCATTGGTTTTGTATCTGACGTAATAATTGACCCACTAAATTTTATTGGTGCTGGACTAACAACTAAGGGTAGATTAGCTACTAAAGTTACTTCATTGTTGGCACAAGGAGATAAAATTGTAGATGGTTCTAAGTTAGCAAAACAAATAATTAAACTTGGATTAAGTGCTGATGATTTGGTTTTAGGAGCTACTAAGGCAGAACAAGTATTAAGAGGACAAAGGGCATTTGTTACGTTTGCTGGTAAGCCATTAGTTAAAGGACTTAAAATTATAAAAAAATTAGAGAAAGCTGAGGATGTTGCTAAGGCAACTAAAATGGGGCAAGCATTTACGAAAGCATTTATAACAAAAACTGGAATACCAGCCATGGATAAAATGATTGATAATTTTCAGAACCTGTCTAGTTATAGAAAAACAAAAGTTATTGAAACCGCTTTAGATATACAAAAAACAACAAAAAATATGTCTCCAGCTGAAATTAAAATAATTACAGAGGCACTTGAGAATCCTGTCGCAAGAGAAACAATACAACATCCCAAGGTGATAGAGGTGGTAGACCAACTAGAAGACTTGTATAAGCAAATGAAATATAAGGAAAAATCTCTGAATATTTTAAAATCAGAAATACAAGAATACGTTCCTCATATAAAAATAGAAGATAATTACATTGAAAGAATAAAACAATTCTTTAAACCCAAAGTTTATAAAGATACTTTAGGAGCTTCTAAGGGTAGAAAAATACCAGGAACTGTTATGGAAATTAATCAAATGATGGGTAAAGAGTTTTTTCAAGCTAATCCCGTGGTTGCTTACACTCAAAGAGGATTAGCTTCATCTCAAGCGATTTCTGCTAAAGAGTTTTTAGAAGAAGTTGGAAAAAAGTTCTTTATTAAATCTGAACTTGCTCCTATTAGATTTATGGAAAGCACAAATCCACTGTTTAGGGGTCTTAGGGCAGAACCAGAAGTAGTAAGGGTTCTTGACCAATACATACAAGGGATTCAACCAGAAGAATTAAGAACCATGGTTAAGGCTTTTGATAGTGTTCAAAATTGGTGGAAAGCTCAAGTTTTAATTTCTCCTTCTTATCATTTAAGAAATATGGCAGGAAACTTTTGGAATAATTGGTTGGCTGGAATAAAGAGTCCAGTAAGTTATTATAAGGCTGGAAGTATTCAGGCGGGTAAAAATATGGATGAAGTTTTAATGGTTACTGACGCTGGTAAGTCTTACACCAAAACTCAACTATTAGAAGAAATGCAAAAAAGAAGGGTTATTGGTAAGGGTTGGTATGCCGCTGATATTAAAAAAGCATTAACATCTGAAATTGGAGATATTAGTAAGTGGGAACAATTAATGCCATGGGAACAAGAAAATATATTATTTAAATCAAACAGACAAATTGGAGGAGTGGTTGAAAACAATGCAAGAATGGCTCATTTTATAGAATTAGTGCAAAGCGGATATGGACTCGATGAGGCAGCTTTAAATGTTAAAAAATATTTGTTTGATTATGAAGATTTGACTAAGTTTGAGAGAACAATTCTTAAAAGAATATTTCCATTTTATACATGGACTAGAAAAAATATTCCACTTCAGATAGAACACTTAATTACAAACACAGAAAAGTTTGCTGCTATTCCTAAGGTAATTAAACAAATTGAAAGTGGTATTATAGAACCTAAAACAGAAAAATATTTATCTAGTTATATTTCTGAAAACATTCCAGTAAGAATAAGACAAAACGAAGAAGGTAATACAGAATATTTCTTATTAGGTAATTGGCTTCCATCAGCTCAAGCAATAGACTTTTTATCTAATCCTTTTGACAACATAGTTAGTATGGCTACACCATTTGTTAAAGTTCCAATAGAATTGTGGGCAAATAAATCTATGTTTTTTAAGAACACACTAGGAGAACCCTCTAAAATTGAATATTATTATAAACAACCAACAGAATTTATTAACATTGTAATGAGAAGAAAAACCGCTCATTTAATGAGAAACATTAGAATTCTTAATGACTTAAATAAATTAATAAAAACACCAACTAAAGATGAACCAGAAAACAGTTGGGTAGTTAAGTTATTGAATGTTTTATTTGGCAAGGCAGCTACTTATGACATATCAAAAAGTAGATATTTTTATAGAAGAGAAACAGAAGACAGAATCAGTGAACTTAAAGCTGCGATTAAAAAAGCTAAAAAACTTGGAGATATGGTACAAGCCAAAAGGTTGATAAAAGAATTAAAGGAGTTTCAAAAAGAAAGATGAAAGAGATATTAATAAATATTTTAATAGTTTTAGCGATAACGTTATTTTGTTATGGATTTTATTATAATTACTTTGTAGCAAATTCTTCTTTTTACGAAACAGAGTGTGTTCCAAATTATATGGGAGGATGTGACTTATGAAAGAAAAAAACCACAAACAGGACATAGAAATAGTAAAAATACAGGGTGAGATAGTAAGAACTAACGCTGAAGTTAGAGCATTAAGAAATTTATTAAAAGATTTTATTGGTAATCACTTCTTACATTTGCGACAAAAAGTAGATTGGATTTTATATTTAATTATCACAACCCTTATTAGTATAGCTGTCAAGTTGTTGTTTTTTTAACTATTGACACGAGTTTTTAATAAAAGGTATAATATAGATAGTTCGTTTACATAAAAAGGCGAAAGGGTAGCTGAGTTTAAACCCCAAGGAGGTGGTCTAATTAAAACATCTGCGAACTCCAGCTATCCCGCCAATTTCATTCAATACACTTAGGAGGTGATATTCATGAATGGAAAAGAACTGACTGAAGCCGAATTTATTGAAGTTGTTGGTAAAGAAATACGACATACTCTTAATAAAATCGCTAGGTTAAAATCTCTTAAAGTTCCAAGAATGCATCGTAAGTTTCTAAAAGAAGTCTTACAAGAAGCAGAGGAGGAATTAGAGATGGCTATATCCTCTTTTAATGGTTATGAAATAAAAAGGAAAATAGGACTTGAACTTATCTATGGTCAAACAGACATGGGTATTCCTTTCTACTATGAAAAGAGAGAATGGCGAGAGCCACAATACTCCAGTCATAAAACGGAGGTGATATGATTGGTTGATGTAAATATGTTTAAAAGAAGAAAAGATGGTGTGCAGGTTGTTACACACTCATCTGCCGAGGTGGAAGTTAAGTTGATTCCTTTAGGGGATGTTCACTTAGGTTCTCCTACCTGTAATATCAAAAAGTTTTTAAGCACCATTGATTATATTAAAAAATCAGGTAGCCTAGTTATTTTGATGGGAGATTTAATGGAAGCAGCTTCACGACATTCCGTAGGAGCTGGATGGGTTGAACAAACAGGAACACCACAAGACCAGTTAGATTTCTTTCAAGACACACTCTATCCAATACGAAAGCAAATCCTTGTAGTTTTAGATGGAAACCACGAACACCGAATTTGGAAACAAACAGGTATTCATGTTTCAAAGATACTGGCTAAACACTTAGGAGTCCCGTATGGTGGATATTCATGTTTTGTTAAATTGAGAGTTCAAAAGCAAAACTATATTATTCACGCACAACACGGAAGTTCTAATGCCTGGTATCCACATACTAAAATTACTGCTGCGATGAGAACAGCTCAACACACTACGGCTGACCTCTATCTTTATGGACATACTCACGAATTAATGTCTCTAGCACTTGACCGCAGAGAGTTTGACATTCGTTCTCGCACAGTTAAAAGGAAGAAACAATACTTCTGCCTAACTGGTGGATTCCTCGACTACGAGTCTAGTTATGCACAGAGAAAGAATATGTATCCTACGAAGACTGGTGTTGCTAAAATTAAGTTCTTTGGTGACCGCTGGGATATTCATATTTCAACCTAAAGTTCGCCTTAAAGAGAGGGCGAATTAAAACCCTCTCTATTTTTTATCTTAGTTCTTTTTTGGGGGAAGTAGTGGCTTTAATTCCACAGAGTCCATTCTAGAATGGACAGTAGTCCAAGACTACCCTCCCCAAAAGGGAAGTAAGACAGTACCTTAAATAATACTTTACAAAATTCACACAAAGGAGGTGATAGAATTGAGTAAAGAACCAATGAGAGAAAAAATAATGATATTAGTTAAAACCGTAGAAACATCTCTTGGGATGATTCTTCGTAGCGATTATTATCTTATGCAAGGAGCGGCAGAAGCGTTGTCACCAGACAAAATCAAAGCAGAAGATAGAGGAGAATTATTAAACATAAGGACTGGATTGGGTTCTGCTTTATTAATGCTTGATTCGTTGTTAGAGTTTAGAGCTTTAGTTAAAAAAACTAGAGAACACGAAAACCTAACTGCTGATGAACTTAGTTGGTTGTATGACAACACCGTGAAAGCAACTGAAAAACTTGTCACAATGCTAAACGGTTTAGAAGACAAGGAAGATGGTATATATATCTAATTTTTTCTCTCTCCTTTTTTTATAACGTATATACAGCGTATACACGATGCAAACAACATATATAATACCAATAATACTAATAATTTTAGACATAGGTTCGGCTATAATTTATGCGTTTTCTGGTAAATGGCTTCACGCTGGATACTGGATTTCAGCGGCACTTATAACCACCTTTGTTACATTAATGAAATGATAGAATATACTATTAAACATAAAGGGGAAACAATAAGTTGGGGAGAATATGCCTTTTATATATATCAAACCCATGGATTACCCTTAGAATATACTTGGGAAATACTTTATAAAGAATTACTTAAAAGAAAGAAAGTTCAATTAAATAATTTCCAAGAAAGATTTATTCAAAACATAAAAACATTACTAATAAAATGAGAATTTTTAGACCAATTAAAACAAATTGGATAACTCAGAAATTTGGAAAAGAAAATACATTTCCTATCCTTTTAAAGTTTTATAACAGCATAGGATTAAAAGGACATAATGGACTTGATTTTAAAGCTATTCGTGGTGAAAGGGTTTATTGGAATTGTGATTTAAAAGGAGAGGTTATAGGAACTATTACAGATTTAAAATTGGGTTATGGTGTTGTTATTTTAACAAAAGAATATAATAAAATTCATCAACATCGACACTGGCATTTTTTAGCTATTCATTGTAAAATAGGACAAACACTAAACCCAGGCGATTTAATGGGTTGGGCTGACTCTACTGGAAACTCTACTGGAGACCATGACCATTATGACTTAAAACCCCAAACAAAGGTTAATGGAATGCTAAAAAACGAATTCCAAAACAATGGATACAAAGGAGCGACAGACCCAATGCCATTTTATGTAAATATATTTATTCTTGATTACGTAATGACTCTAAAAAGAATTGAGGGACAATTAGCTGTTATAAGAGAAAAATTAAAAAGAATTCAAGAGGCGATATTTTCAATACTAAAAGGTCGCTAATTAATCAAACAAAATACAATGTCAAAAATACTAGAAAATACCATAATTAAGAGTGGCGTTAAGGCGATTAAATATCCCGCCTTTGCTGCTGCTTTGCCAGTAATATTTGAACTCTTAGAAAAATTTGCTGAGATTCAAATTATTATTCCTGGACTTGATAAACTTGCTACCACTGGAGTATTGTTCACGGTTGCTGGATTTATCTTTGTATATGATGTTTTAAAGCATGGATTTGGTTTAAAGCTTTGGTAACATCTATTAAAGAAGTATGGATAAACCATTACTTTTTTTAACCATCTTATTATTAGTAGGAAGTTATATTTTCGCTACACCTGAAATACCATTAGAGGCTGTTTCTTTGCGTCTAATAACAATTCAGGGGAATACTCTGTCTCCTGTTTCTAACCCAAACTATGTTAGACCGTTATATCACCCTGAAGTCCTAGCTTGTTTATCGTTTTATGAGAGTTCTCATAATCCAGACGCAAAAGGAGCAGCAGGAGAATGTGGACAGCTACAATTTATGCCAGCCACATTCCAATATTTCTGTGTAGAACAATATGGATTACCTGATGATATTTGGAATACAGAAACACAATTCAAATGTGCGGATAGAATGCTAGAAGCTGGGCTAGAAAAACACTGGACGACTTGGGATAAGTGTTATTAAAGAAAAACCCTACTATGCGGGAGATAGTAGGGTTTTAACTTACTTCTTTTAAACTAATTTATAAATATAAAATGGAGTTTCAACTCGTTTTGTTTTACCCGCCCAAAATTCTTCTTGTGCTGTTTTAGGATAAACATAAGTTCCTTTAATTCTATCTTTAAACTCTGTCGGAGTTATTTCTTTTATTACTTCTTTTCCATTTCCTTTATCGATAACTTTTATTTTCATATTTAGTTTTTAAGGTTCTCCCGCTAACCTCGGTTAGTTAGCATCTACTACCATTATACCATATTGGCTTTTTCAACTAGCGATAAAAGCTGTGGATAACCCTAACAAATAATGCCGACTTGACAAGGTTTCTTGGAAAATGCTAATATAGAAGAAAGCTAAGGAGGAAACAAAGAGTTGTGCGAGACAAATACACAAAAATCAACAGGGAAACAAAAGGAGCGTTCGCACAACATCCCTGTTGGTGACGCTCCTCTTGTTGTTTAGGGCTGTAACAGAAGATGTGCACTATAAACTTTTGTTGGTAAGAAGCGAGTTTGTGGGTTCGAATCCCACCCAGCCCGCATTGATATGGTTACAGAAACAGAAAACTTAAAGAATATGGAACGATGTCCAAGATTTCAGGCTTGTAGTATTCCCAAGTGTCCTTTGGATTTTTATATGAAAGATAGGGTAGAAATGGCAGAAGATGAAAGATGTCCTCTTATGAAAATTATGGGGGGAACTAGAAGTAAAAGAGTAAAAGGTAGTATTAGTGCTAAAATGAGGGGTATCTCCAGTTTTATATATAAGAAAAATAAAAGTTAGCGATAAATAGGCACAGTAAAGCCTACTTTGTGGACACTCGTTGGAAGTTAAAATATGATTGCGAGTATAAAGAAGAAATATGCTTTGGACTTCCCATATTTCTCGGGCTTAAAAGCTTTCAAGTTTCATAATCCAAGTATTTACTGGGCTGCTCTCGGCTCTAAAATGAGGGGGGAGATAATAAAAAGAATCCCACGCAGTAAAGAAAGGAACTTAAACAACGCATTTGTGTTGTGGAAGTCCTATTTACTACAAGGGAGATAATATATTAATAACGTAACGTAATAAATATTATGGATAAAAAAATAGAAACAGAAAAAAGAAATAAAATTGTTTTTGATGAACTAACAAAAAGAAACGGTTTTCCAATCTTAATTGTGTATGCTGAAACGAAAAACGAGAAGACACATTTTGATTTATTAGAAACAAGTTTATGTAGAAATATAGACGTAAGAAAGAAAGTTAAAAAAATGTTAAAGAAATGGATAGATTATTCTGACGACTTAACGCCAATAAAAATATGAAATGCCATAAATGTAATTTAATAATGAAGTGTTGTGGGGTTACTACTCATTATTGGGATTGGATATGTGATTGTGGACACCAAGAACAAGTAGAAAAACCCCCAAAACAAAAGAAAAATAAAAGTAAATGAAGTATATTAAACGCTATAAATATATATATTCTATATACCAAGATAATCAAGATAGATATTTATGTAGAGGAGATATTAAAGTTAGGATTTATTATGATAGCGATTTAGGAGGTTATAACGTATCTCAGGCGGAAGAAACTATGAAATTCGCACAAGATAAGGAAGATACATTTAATCGCAAATCAAAAGCTAGGAAACTTAATTGGAATGATAAAAAAGAAAGGAACGAGTATTATAAAAATTGGAAAAGAAATAATAAATTAAAATTATGAAAAATATAAATACATTCATGGCAATAATTGAAATAATGGTCTTAATACTATTCCTCGACCTCTTATCTCATTGTGTTCGTTATATGGTGTAGTGTTTAAATAAACATGTTAAAGAAAATGAAAAATAAATTAAACAAATAATTATGTTAAAAGATAAAATTAGAGAGATATTAATAGGAATAACTGGCTTTGATATTAAAAAAGCAAATGACCAAATCTTACTAGCAATAGAAGAGGATAAGGACTTTTTTCGGGGCAAAGATATATATGGAAAATACTACGAAATGAAAACTAAAGCAGAACAACAAGTATTAGATGAGATAAGAAAGTATAGAGGTTATGAAGTAAAGGGTGAGCCATTTACTAAAGAAGGAGCTTATTCAGGCGAAGAATTATCTGAACTTATTGTCAATATAGTTAATGAAATTAAATTTTGGCAAGAACGCCTAAAAGAAAAATGAATCTAAATAATATATTAGAAGTAACAATGGACGTATTAGAAAATACAAGACTTAATTTTATATCTAGGTTTCTCTTCAGGGTCTGGATGAAACGCCAATGAGAAGAGATAAAAGATTACAAAAGACTCGGCTTAATAAGAAGAAACGAACTGACTTAAACCGTAGAGGAAGAAAGGGTGGTAGAAAGAAGATGTGGAAGAAAAAGAAAACAAGTAAAAGGTCAAAGAAAATAATGACTCATAAAAAGTTAATCAAATGAACAAAAAAGATAAAGAATTTTTCGCTAGAGAAGAAAGACAAATATCTTCTTTAGAGGAAGCGGAAAGAAAAGAAATAGAAGCAGGTATGAGATGTAGGAAGTGTGGAGTTAAGATTAAATCAGATGAAGAGGGGTTGTGTGGGGATTGTATTAAGGGGTGTTAATAACTTCTAAAAATAAAGCTAAATTTGACACAATTTCTCGCCTATGCTAAAATTATAATAATGAAATTAAAGCAAAGAGTTAAGAAGCATTTACAAGGGATTAAGAATAAAGAATATTATAGGGTATGGGAAAAATATAAAGCAGAAAGGTCTATGGAAGAATTGGCTGATATTTTAAATTGCCCTCTTCCAAGCTTCTATCGCATAATACAAAAAGAACATGAAAAGAGAAATTAAGTTCAGGGCTTGGTTAAAAAAAGATAAATCAATAAATGAAGTATTAGAAATTAACTGGACTGGAAGACCAACGGCTCTATTAAAAAAAGGTAATCTTAGAAATGATTTTAGATTAGAAGACTTAGTTTTAATGCAATACACAGGCTTAAAAGACAAAAATGGAGTTGAGATATATGAGGGGGATATAGTCTCTTTAGATGGCAATATGACAGCAGATAATTCATTGGGTTGGCTTCCTAATGGTTGGATGTTTGACAAAGATGATAAATACCCAGTTGTGTGGGACAAAAAATTAGCTGGTTGGGTATTAAAGATGCCAATAAAATATAATTCAGAAGATGAAGAAAATGTTAAATATTTAAATCACGCAAGAGGATTGCTTATTACTGAAGCGGTTGAGGTCATCGGTAATATATATGAAAATAAAGATTTATTAAAATGAAAGACGAACAAGTGGGAGGGGTTATTCTCGTTAACAATAAAGCACAAATTAAACAAATAGAATTTTTAATAGGTAAGAATATACCCCTTAAAATTAAAAAGGAAATTGGCTCATTGTCTCATTTAACTATGGGTAATGAGTGGATATTAAAAGTATTAGATAAAATGGGTAAAAAAGTTTCAGATATAATTTACGAACAAGATAGAAAAATTTTACAAGACGAATTTAAAGAAAACAAAAAATATCAACACTTACTGTAAATAAATTATGCAAGACGAACAAGTAATAGAATATAAAAAGAATAAAGAGAAACTTAAATGGCTCTTAAATGTTCCAGAGATAATAAGAACTCCTTTAGATATAAGGGTTATTAATAATTTAGAAAAAAGGCAAAATCAATTAAGCAGAGAAATATGTCTGAAGACAAAAAAATAGAGATAAGCAGGTCATTTAGCCGAAAAATCCAAGTAAGCCAATATGAGCCTGCTGAATTTTTCGCAAGTTATAAATCAGATTGTCTCTTAAAAGACGCAGAAAAAGTAAGTAAAGAACTATATGCCCTATGTAAAAGAGATGTAGAACATAGTGTAGATAAGTTTAGAGAGAACCAATTTGAATTATTACCAGATAAAGACACTAAAGAAATAAGAACAAAACTAGACCATGACCATAGAATAGCAGGTATGGAAAGTAGTCCAGATGAAGTAAATAAAGAATTACCGTTCTGACGCTCCCCACCGCAGTCTTAACTTCTAAGTGTCAATGCATTTGACTCGGGGGGAAAACGATTGTCGGCGGGAGGGTTAGATAATTAACTAAACAAATAAATTATGTATCTAAAAAATTGCCCAGATTGTGGAAACTCAATGAAAACAGTTCCAGCGGGAAAATCAAAACGCACAGGAAAATCTTATGAAGCCTTTGATATATGTGAGCAGTGTAATCCATGGAAGGGAGAGAAAAAAACGCCCAAAGCATCTAACACAGATGAGGTAATGAACGCATTAAGGAAACTTTATGTTTTAGTAGATGAGCTTAAAGAACAATTTAAACAATTCACAGAAGCTTTTACTAAAAAGGATGAATAAAGAAAAAAACACTAATAAAGAATTTTATAAACACTGGTTAAGAGAAGAATTAATTAAAGAATTGTGTCGTTTAAATCAATTATTAATTGATATGTTGAAAACTATTAAAGGTGCGGATGTGGCTGACGGTAAGCGGTAGAAAAAATGTGAATCCCCTAACTTGGGGCACTTGAAGAGAGATAGCATTTTTCTATGTATGTGGGTTCAATTCCCACCTTCCGCTATATTATTATGAAAAATAATCATTTCCATATAAATACACCCTATTATTCAGTTTGGGCAAGATATGGCTGGGGAAAAGATGATTATGGATTAGGATTACACAAAGGAAGAATAGACCAACTCGCAAAAGACAATACAACCGTAATAGTAAGTTATGGAAAATCAGACCAAGAATATACTATAAAAGCAAGAAAAGTCCAAGAGTATCCAATAGAGAGTATTAAGGGCGGAAAAGTCAAGGTGTATGTAGTTAAGAAATCCGCCTTAAATTATAGAGCTAAAATAAAAGAAACTCCCTTAATGGAGTATAATAAATATTTAGTATGAACAAGAAGCAACGCCTGAGAAATAAGTGTGATAAACTTTGGTTCACAAAATTATATTCAGAAGAGTGTGAGGTGTGTGGTAAAAGAGCAAATCAAGTTCATCATTTTTATCCAAAGGGCTTATATGGACACCTACGCTACGATTTAGATAATGGAATATCAATGTGTATGGGTTGCCATTTTTCGCATCATCATAGAGGAAATCCAGAGATACATCAGATTATTATAGAAAAACGTGGGAAGAAATGGCATAATCGCCTTAAAAAGAAAGCTAAAAATAGACCTACGAGTAGTTATCTAACAATTTTATATTATCAAGACATAATAGATAACCTAAAATAATTATGGAAGAAAATAACTGCGAAAAATGCCCAGAGTTAGAGGCTAAAATAGAGGAATTAGAAAAAGAAATAGAAGAACTTAACGACACAGTAACAGCTTCAATAGATGCTTTTGATAACCTTTTTGATACGATAAGTAATATAAGAAGAAGATTTTAATAACTAAATTAAAATAAATATATATGGGAACAGGAATAGGTAAATTTTGTAAAAGATGTGGAGAGCAACTTAATTATGATGATGGATTTAACGCTATTGAAACTCTTTGTGATGGATGTGAAAGTATAGTTAAGTTTGATTTGCTCTCTGATGAAGAAAAGTTAAAGATTTTAGAAGGAGAAGAAGACTAAATTAAACTTATAGAGGTTAGATAAATAAGGGTTTACAAAGAGCTAAAAAGGGGTTTACAAAAGATAAAGACGATATAAGTCTTAAAAAAATAAAGCTAAGATTGGACTAAATATAGAAAAATCGCTTAAAATTATATCAATAAACTATGAAAAAGATAGAAGCATATATAGTTATTATTAAAAAAG